AGATTAATTATGAGTATGCAATATGATGTCAAGAGTGCGCACGCGAGTGTTGCTGGTAGTTTATACGGTAGTCGAGTCCGTCTTAAAGGTTTTGTAGTAACCCCAGCAGCTAGTACAGCGTCTACAATTACCTTTAAAGATGGAAGTTCGTCAGGAACTACCCTATGTGAAATAGATATACCTTCTAACACAAACCCAATCCCGTTTTATGTAGCTATTCCTCAAGAAGGTATTCTATTTCAGGATGGGATTTATATGGCTCTTAGCGCGGCTGTAACCGGCGTGACTATCTTCTACGGGTGAGCCATGATGGACGACCAAATTAAACTTGCAGTTCATGAAAACGAGATTAAACACTTGCAAACTGATATGGACAAATTGGTTAAAGATATGGAAGAACTTAAAGCTTCCGTTGCTGAGATAAGCAAAACTCTTTCAGAAGCTAAAGGCGGATGGCACGTTTTAATGGTTATGGGTGGTGCAGGTGCAGCTTTTGGTGGTTTAGTTGGCTGGGCGTTTGAACATTTCTCAGGTAAATAAAATGGCAAAGAAAGCTCCAGTATTAGCAGTAGGTAGAGGGGAGAAGCTCCCCGTCTCTAAGGGCGCAGGTCTTACAGAAAAAGGCCGCAAGAAATATAATGCGGCTACTGGCTCTAACTTAAAAGCACCAGCACCTAACCCTAAAACCAAAAAAGATGCAGGGAGACGTAAGTCCTTCTGTGCCCGTATGAGTGGTATGCCTGGTCCTATGAAAGATGAGAATGGTAAGCCTACACGCAAAGCAGCCTCTTTAAAACGGTGGAACTGCGGTGCCTAGTACATCACTCAAACAGAAAAAATTTATGGCAGCTGCCTCTCACAACCCTAGCTTTGCAAAGAAAGCGGGTATACCAGTAAGTGTAGCTAAAGAGTTTAATCAAGCCGACAAAGGCAAAAAATTTAAAGAAGGTGGCAATGTGGCTAATCTAAAAAAGTTATTTAAAGGTAAAGATACGTACAAAGAAGAGCTTAAAGAAGGCAAAGCTATTAAGTCTGGTAAACTCACTCCTCAGCAATATGCTAAAGGTGAGAAGATGGAAGACAGCAAAAAGATGAAAGATGGCGGTAAGTGCATGGCTAAAGGCGGTGTTACTCGCGGTGATGGTTGCGTAACTAAAGGTCACACTAAAGGTAAGATGATGGCTATGGGCGGTTCTTGCTATGCTAAAGGCGGTGTTACTCGTGCAGACGGTGTCGCATCTAAAGGTCACACTAAAGGTACAATGGTTTAGGAGACTGTCATGGCAAAAGTAAAACGCTTTGGTCAAGGTGGTAGCAGTTCAGACCCTAAACGCTATATTAAGCGTGGCCCTAATGGCGCACAACCTGCGTCAAAACCGCCTGTATATCAAAAAGAAGTAGCTATTAGAAAAACAAGTGAAGTGGCATCTCCTAATAGTAAAGGTGTATCTTCTTCAGCTAAGTCAACTTCTATTCGCCCTAAATTATACGAAGGCGAATTAAACGGCGGTGAGCTAGCAAAAAGAACCAAATCAGCTGGTAGTATTGGTAGAGATGCGATTGAAGGTGAACGTGTAGTTTCTAATAGAGGGTCTAGTTCAGCTAGTTCTACTAGCGGTAAAAATGTATCTTCGCCATCATCTTCATCTTCATCAAGCCGTGCAGTATCACCTAAAGTATACGAAGGTGAAGTATCTGGCTCAGTACCTAAAAGTGCATCAGGTAAATCGTCTGGTAACGTGTATGAAGGTGAACGTGTGTCTAAGCCTATTAGCAAAACGTCTACTATATCCGAAGGGTCTTATAGAGAATTACCTAAAAGTACTTCAAGTGTAGCTTCAGCTAAAGACAAAATTGTATCCGGCTTAGAAAAGTCTGCTAAAAAAGTCCCTGCTTATGAAGCTATCAAAGGTGCGGCTGCGTCTAAAGTAGATTCAAGTTTAGGTGGTATGGCAGCAAGAGGGTTAGGAAGAGTTGCGGGTCCAGCAGCTATGGCTATGGGCGCTAAAGAATTATACGATAGCTATAAAAAATATGATGAGCTTATGCCAGGTACTAAACCTAATATGAGTAAAAAGTCAGATTCTATTGTAGATGCTATTAATTCAGATTCTGATGCTTCTACGCGAGCTAACTCTCGTGCAGCAAATAGAGAAGCTATATACGGTACACAAAAATCAGAACCGTCTACGCCAGCTAAAAAAGATGAGCCTGTTGCAGTAGTTAAAAAACAAACTACAGTGGTTTCAAAACCTAAAGGTCCTACTGAAGGTGACCGCGCTCGTAATAGTATGGCTGATGAGTGGGCGGCTTTTTCTAAAGGAAGAGAAGCTGATACGGCTGCGTTAAAAGACATTACTGACCGCTATTCAAAAACCGGTACATTAGTTAATCCTGAAGACGAAAACGCTTATACAAAATCAGTAGCTGGTGAAGAGTCTGAGTATAAAAAAGGCGGCATGACTAAACGTCCACCTAAACCTGCTAAGAAAGTACCAGCTAGAAAGTTTGCATCGGGCGGTAGTACATCACGGTCATCGGCTTCTAAACGTGGTGATGGTTGTGCAACTAAAGGTCATACAAAGGGTAAATACCTATGAGATTCTCTCGCGGAATGGGGTGCATTAACCCTAAAAAAGTACCTGGACGAAAAGGTAAAAAATAATGACGACATCGGGTACAGCAAACTTTAACCTTGATTTAGGTGACCTCGTAGAAGAGGCGTTTGAGCGCTGCGGACAAGAGCTTCGCAGCGGTTACGATATGCGCACAGCTAGACGTTCTCTAAACCTTCTAACCATAGAATGGGCAAATCGTGGTATTAATTTATGGACGATTGAGGAAGGCACAATCGCACTTGTACAAGGTCAAATTGAGTATCCGTTACCCGATGACACTATTGATTTACTCGACCATGTAGTACGTACAGGCACAGGGCAAAACCAAGTTGATATTAATATTAACCGTATATCTGGCTCTACTTACTCTACCATTCCTAATAAGAACGCGCAGGGTAGACCGATTCAAGTATGGATAAACCGTCAAACTGGTGCAACATATCCTACAACAGAAGTTACTGATAGTAGAAAACCTCAGATTAATATATGGCCATCACCCGACCAAAACTCATATTATACATTTGTTTACTGGCGCTTACGCAGATTAGAAAATGCTGGGAATGCAGTAAACACACAAGATATCCCGTTCCGTTTATTGAACGCGATGGTAGCGGGGTTAGCTTTTTATCTTAGTATGAAGATTGCTGGCACAGACCCTAACCGTATTCAAATGCTTAAAGGTGACTATGAGCAACAATTAGACTTAGCCATGTCAGAAGACAGAGAGAAAGCAAGTAATCGGTTTGTTCCACGGATTATGCACGTTTAAATATGTGATTGATGTGGACAATGGTGTGACTGATGTGGTAAAGTATCCCTTTCTAAGTATAGGAGGGGTTATGGCAAATCAATATAAAGATAGTAGATTAGCGTCATTCACAGTTGGTAGCGTTAGTGGTGTATACATGATTACAGATACGGTTACTAATAAAACATATATAGGTAGTTCTACAAATATTAGAAATAGACTAGGACAACACCTAAGCAGTATGCACAATAACGAACAAGTAACCACATATGACAATTTTAACAAGACGTATCATCAACATGGCGCGTCAGCATTTGATATAAAAGTACTAATCATCTGTGCTAAAGAGAATTTAAAGTTTTATGAAGCTGGTTGTATAGGTGTATTAAATCCTACAGAAAATACAATGAAACGAAATGATGGTAGAATTGCATTTACTGATGAAGAACGTAAAAAGAAAGCTGAACGCACTAAAGCATTATGGGCAAACCCAAGCTATAGAGAAAAGTCTATAAATGCTCGAAAAGGTAATGCCTATAACAAAGGATATAAATGTACACCTGAGCAAATCGAAAACAGAAAACGCGCAGGGCGAATTTCAAATATAAAACGAAATTACGGGGATACTTGGAAAGTGGAATACGCACGTAGATACCCAGAATTTGTAGGAGACTTAGATGTCAGTTAAATACTCTTCAGGGAAGTGGAGTCATGCGTTTTGCGATAGGTGCTCTCAAAGGTTTCAGTTAAAAGACCTTAAG